TCTGTTTTCTAACCAATCTTGTTTGTTGGTTATTGGAATTTCTTTTAAAGTCATAGTTCTGGTGTTTGTTGAAAGTTTACATAGTCTTGGTCAGGAACAATTTGCATTTTCCATTTACCAGTACAAACAGTATTCCCACCTGAGTTCCATGTAGGATCTTCCTTTTCATATTCATAATCAGAAAGTTGATACTGCTTTTCTTCTTCAATGCAGCCTGACTCAAGGTGTTTACGGCTACCATCAGTAAAGCAACATGAAGGCCAAACAATTCTGGTAATCTCCATTTGTATTTCCTTTAGCCTGTCATCAAGTGAATACTCGCTGTTGGCATAAAGTTCGATAGTAATTTTTCTCATTTGTCTAGTCCTATATGAAGTTCTAAATTTTCAATCCCATTTAGTTCTGATGAAAGTGTTTCTAAAATTTTATGAATTGCTTTATCAGATAATTGAGAAGTGACAGTTTTGTTTGGATTAAATTTTTTAATTTTTTTCATTGTGTTACCTCCATAACGTGTTGAATAACTGGGTCGCTGACAAATGTATTCACATTGTCACGTTGCTTTTTACCGATAACAGTTAAATCTCTAGAAACAATTTGTGCTGCTTCAAGTAAACTGTCTGCTTCAATCACAAATGTGTGATGAATAGTTTTTCTTTCTACGATTTCGTATTTGGTCATGTCAATAATGGTTAATAGTGTTTTTAAGGAAAATAAAAATGAGTGTGACTAAGCACACCCATATAATGAAGGTTGTCATCAAGTGACCTCCTTTAATACAATTACTTTTTCTGATTCATAGACTTTGTCTACAGTTAGATTGATTGCACAATCTTGTTCCATGTATTCAATGTATTGGTCATCTGTCCAATTCATAGAATCACTATCTATTTCGTATATGCCACGCTCCATAGCAACTGCTTTGGCATGATATACATAAAACATTGATGCAAGTTTTTCTCTATTGAGTTTTTCTAAACTTGCAAAAGTTTTTTGAACAAGGCTGAACTCACCATCTTCATTTACTTCATGACCAATTACTAAATAGAATGTATGGTCATCTAATTCACACTCAAGAGCTAACTCTTCATCCCAATCTTCAGAAGTGTGCTTTGAGTAGGGAAGGCTGGACAAATAGTCCAACCTTTCTAGTTTCTGGGTGTCATTCATAGAAATCCTTTTTCCTCCAAGTCGTCAAACAGGTAAGAGTTTTTAAATTTGATTTCAATATTCAAATCAGATTTTTCTCTGTAGTTAACCAACTGGTAAGGACAATCCTTTAACCAATTTTGGAACTCAACATTGTTGTTGAGCCATCCAAAATAGCGTTCTGCTTTAGATCTATCCATTATGAAACCACCTCTAAATCTTCGATCTTTTTCAAAGATTTACAACCTGCATACTCATGGTAAAGATGACGTTGTTTGTAATCTTCAGAATTTTTGTCCTGAGTGTCAGTATCGACAAGAGTACCGCCATCGAATGCCCAATGTTCTGTGTCCTCAATATCAAATATTGATACTGGTATAATCTGCCAACCTTTAAGTCCGTAGTCTCGCTTGGCTTTTCTTACGCATCTGGTAGCGTGTACAATGTTTGGCTCGTAGCCTATAGACCATGTGTATGTACCGTGGCCTACCCAACAGAAAGCAATTACTTCTCTCTCTTGTAGTTTGTACTCAACTTTTTTAGTTGACTTTTTTGACTTTGAATTTGCCATGTGTTTGTTAATAGAAATTAGTAAACAACAATTGAAGGTATAACACCTTCATTAACTAGTGTACAACATAATGCAACACCTGTCAAATAATTAATTTAATCGTATGCATCTTTTTTCTTTAAAACTTCTACCTGTGACTCACATCTGGGGCATGATAAGTTAGTCATTACTGAAAACTCAGGATATCCACTCATGCCCTCTTCAATATCGACATCAGAACCCCATATAAGATCGCTATCACACCACCAACACCTCATTTATTCTTCTCCAAAAATAATAGAATATGGGGTAATATTTAAATTTAATTCCCATGCCTTTTCAAGTACTGTTCTTTGAACACTGGTAGGAATTAACCCTGATTTTTTCCATTTTGAAATACTACCGCAGTGCCTATGAATAATTCTAGCCATAGGACGGACTCCCCCAAATTCTTTTATACAGTGTTCAACTGGCGTAAGTTTTGCTTTTTCCATATCTCTATATTGGCATAAATGCAACACTTAATCAAGTAATTAGGCAAAAAAAAAGAGGGTTGTTAACCCTCCTCTTCTTTTTGTTTTTCGGTAAACTCAATAGTCGTGCTGTTGAGGTCACCTGTAGTTACTGGTTCAAATTCCCAAGGGCAATCATTATCAAGTAACCATTCGTATAGTTTTGAACTGTTCATTATGTGTTACCTGAATTTTGGTTTACATCATATTCGACAGTTTCCCAAACAACTATAAATGTTTGTAACCAATCTATTTGCTGTCCAGTTAATTTTCCCCTATATGGGGGGCTTGTTAAATCTTCTGCTGATGCATTTGGCAGATGATGTTTTTTGCAATAAGCTTGAAACTGTTCTACTAGCCATAGTTGTTGTTTAGATAAGGTCATTTTAAATAAGGATTAAGAATAAAAGTAAGTAAGGAAATAGTGCGAAAGCCATAATTAATAAAAAAAAGAAAGGTGAGCTTATTGCTCACCAATTATTAGATTTGCTGCTTTAACTGAATTGCTAAATACCTTCATCAAAGCTTGACTAGGGTTTTTAGCATTCTTAACAGACTTAGCCCAGCTAGAGATGTAAGCTGCATGGTTTTTAGTATTACAAGTAATCTGGAGCCTTTTTGCTACCAGTACGCTTGTAAATTCTGCACAACACTCTTCAAGTCCACGATAGGTTGAATAGTTGTTTAACCACTTACGATTAAGACGATCTTTATGTCCTGTCGAATGGGCAAATTCGTGACTCAGCGTAGATAAATACTCTTGGTCATCAATGAAAGAGTCTCTCTCAGGCATTACTACATGATCCAACTGATCCTGATAGTATGCTTGATCACCTCCATGAATTAAGCCACCTTTAAGATCTTTTGCATAGATCATTAAGCGGTCATGGGCGGCCTTGCATCTCTCATCTAGTGGTCTTGTTTCCTTGTCGCATTCTGCTTGAAAATCAGCAATTGCTTTATCAAGTTTTGCTTGACCTTTTTCATCAAGTCCGACTAGGTCTTGAATATTAAAAACGGATGCACCCTTGAAAGTTAATTTCATGTAAAAGTCAGGATTACCTGCTTTATCTAATTTGGGTGAGCCATCCTCATTTTTAAGATCAATCTTAATTAAATTTGGCCTTAAAATTTTTGCTGCTTTACTACCTTTTTTAGGTATGCAATTTAGCTCTTTTTTGGCCTGACCAAATCCGCACCACATAGGGAGTGAATGACCTCTTAAGGTCATGTACATTTGTAGGATGATTGGATTTGCACCAGTATAAGAATTACCAGTAAGGAAATTATGTTGACCTTTAGACTCTGTATTTGTCCAAGGCTTAGACCAGCAAGTATCTAATCTGCCAGAATCAAATAATTCCATAAAGTCAGCTAAAATTTGGTCTTCAATTTTAACCGCTGGTTTTTTTGGTGTGAAAGTCATTGTTTTAGTTAATAGAAATTAGTTAAATAACAATTTTTGGGTGAAGTTAGAGAACTTCATAGAGGTATTTAAACCTCTAAGAAATCATCAGGTTGTAATTAATCACCTAAATATGCGTCAAGTAATTCTTTGTACTCGACAGAACCTTCTACAAGTTGTTTAGGAGTAATTGCAGATACTGTTGAGCTAGACATAAAAGCATTAATGAATGCGTCTTTGTTAGCTTTGCCTTTTACATCCCTGTAATCAACTCCAAGCATTAAATCAGCAAATACTATAAAAGCACGTTTGCCTTCTGCTTTAGTACGCTTAAGCAATCTTGCATAAGTACCAGCATGAGTCATAAACCATAAACTAGCTTGGTCTTGGATTTCGGCAGGGGTGAAAGTTTCGTTCATTGTTATTAGAAAATAGTAATGTACTTTTATAGTGTTGCAATAAGTTGGTCATATGTCAAGTAAAAAATTGAACGCATCGGGAAATTGTTATAAAAAACATTGCAAAAACTAATATAATTTTATATATTACAAATAATTATTTATTGCTTAATGCCTTCTATTACTCAAGTAACAAGGAAGTATCTGGAGGTAAACGAACTAGGAAGAAGAATTAACTCTTCTCATCCTAATTGCTCAGTCTCTCAAGAGATTGTGGATTCAATCCGTTTACTTAGAGAAACTCTAGGCTTGAGTTATTCAGCATTATCAATAATCTTTTCTTTACCGAGGGAAACTTGTGGGAAGTACTGCCGTTACGAGATTAGATCGCAAACAGGCGATAGATGGAAAACCGTTTACGAAACCAAGACTTTCAAAAGGGAAACTTAATCAGGTAATCGTTGAAGAGGTGCTTCTTTGGGTGGCTTCTGGTGGAACTTTGAGGTCTTATTGTAGACAAGAAGGAAAGCCAGCATACACGACTATTTATAACTGGATGAACAGAAAGGATAATGAGGAATCTAAAGACTTCTTAGAGCGATTTGGAAAGGCTCGTGAGATGGGTGCAGATTATATAGCAGATGAGATTTTGGAGATGGTTGATGAAGCTCCTAGATTGATAGGTGAAGATGATCCTAGAATTGATCCAGCATGGGTTAATCTCACTCGTCTTAGGTGTGATCTTAGATTAAGACTGCTTGCTAAATGGCATCCTCAGAAGTGGAGCGATAAAACAAGCCTAGAACATTCTGGAGGAATATCTCTGACCGTTAGTACTGGGGTTCCTCAACAATAGGAACGCAGTCAAAGATAATATGTATACGTTCTGTATCTCCCACGTTGTGGGCTGTATGTAGCTTCTTGTGATTAAACCACCAAACATCTCCTACCTCGAACCTCTGAAGCTCATTACCGCAAGTCTGAAAGCAATGTTGATTTGATTTAAGAACAAGATGGAATCTTTGGTAGTGATCAGCATATGTTCCCTGATCATTGTGCTTTGTTACATGACCGCAGGGCTTGAGGTTAACAATCATTACCCTTCCCATCTCTTTAACTTGTAGCTGCTCCAGTATGGGTCGCATCAATGGAACTAAGGCAGGTTTCAAGTACTCCATGCAAGGATAATCGTATGCTCCTGTATCCCACATAAGGTAATAAGCGGACATTTTTAAAGCACCTCGGACATGGATAGTTTCGGTGTCTTTATGAGGTGAACCTGTGAACTTCTGTCTTGTCTGTATCTCCTTCCATAACTCAGGCTTTGCGTCCAACAATTGGAGCAATGGTTCAACGTCTAACCCTTTGGCTATACGTCTAAAATTAGATGACTTTGTAGGGGTCATAATCGGTCTTCTGTGTGGCTGCTTTACGTCTTTTGATATAGATATCTTCTGGTTGTTTCTTGGCTACTGGAAGAGCAAATGTAAGGGCTAGTGCATCAGCTAGATCAGGTGACCCTGCACCCTGCAATCTCTTCTTAATCTGATCCTTAGATTCAAGTACTCGTCTACCCACATTGTCGTACCAATAAATGGGTGTAGCTAACTCTTGTTTAAGGGCTATGTCGTTAGGTATTGCACCTCCTTCTTCTATCCATTGTTTCATTAACCACCACATCTCAGATCTACGGTTGATGTACTGGTCAGGTTTCATAGCCTTACCACCAAAAGGAATCTCTATAACGTCATATGAAAGTTGGCGTAACCTATCAATAACACCACTCCCTGCCCCTGCGTCACAAAAGACTGCATCTGGGTCATGTTCCTCTATCAGGTTGGCAACTCTTGTAGCTAGTTCCATATTGTCTATCCCTCGGTAGACTACAGGCTTAAAAGCTTGTCTTCCCTGCCTACGAAATATGACAGAGCGATCATCACCAAAACGAGCAGGGTCAATACCAAGAATTACAGGTGATAGCTTTACATGATCAGCTTGATATACACGTTTAGCTGCATCTTCGGTATCTGCCAAAGCTATTAACTGGTCATCACCTTGTGCTGAGAAATCACATAGATATTCCCTAGCAAATGAAGTCTCACTCATATCACGTTTAAGACGAGTTACCTCATTAGGATGTAGAGAATCTGTGTCATAAACGGTATATCTAGCAGCAGTCCAATCTTCCTCGTTTATTGCTTTGTAGTACAACTCAGAAAACAAGTTAATGCCACTAGGTGTACCGATGAATATCGACCAACCAAGACGGTCAGAGAGTGCAGGTTGAACTATATCTGTCCATAGCTCGTTTTTTAGCTGTGCAACCTCGTCCATAACTATGCCATCTAGACGTAGACCACGCATAGCATCAGGATTATCACCACCAAACAGCCTAATTATTGCACCGTTATGTTTAAATTTTATAGATAATTCACCTTCATTTATTTCTATAG